TGCCGAACGGGAAATGTTGAAGTTGGAAGACTTTATAAGCAAATCGGATATGGATTTGCAGGATCTGTTATCTCCGGATAAGCCTTTCGCTGACCGGCAGGCCACCATGAACGCTTTCGTTGACATGGTTGCTGATGGGATGCCCAACTTTGGTCCTTGGCGGATGGCGTCAGGTAACACAGAGTTGGATGCCAACATGGTGGCTACGGCAAAAGCGTTCAACAGGTTGCTGCAGTTGAAAGACCCTAAAGAACTGAGCCTGTTCCTTCGCAACTTTGACAAGGTGCAGAACTGGTTTAAGGCTGGCGTTATTGCCACCCCCGGGTTCGTGTACCGCAACCTGTTCGGGGCGTTCTTCAACGCCTATCTGGATGGTGTTGACTTGAATCAGATCTGGTTGGCTTTGCAAGCCAAGCGGCGCATCGACAGCAAAGCGAAGGCTGACGACATCTCATTTTTGCAGGCAGCCCGCGATCTGTCCGAGGGTGACGAGTACATGCAGGATCTGGTCACACTGTTGGAACGCGGTGTACGGGGTGGGGGTCAGACCACTAGGGAGGCCAGCCCGTTTGCGGCACCCATCAAGGGTGACATCCCGTGGTATGCGCGCGGCAAGCAGGCTTTGGAGCGTGGTGTGACTGTTGGCACAGGTCGGAAGGCGCGTAATCTGGGAACCGTTCTACCGTTCGGTCCCGGGTCGTCAAACTTCATGTTCAACCGTGCCATCCGGGGGATGAACTCCAATGTGGAAGATGTGGTTCGCATGGGGGTCGGCATGGACACGATGCGGTGGGGTGGCAGTGCCGATGATGCGTTGGATCGTGTTGCCCGTTCACAGTTCGATTACGGCGAGTTGACCGGCTTTGAGCAGGGAGTGATGCGGCGTGCCGTACCATTCTACGTGTGGACACGCAAGAATGTGCCGTACCAGTTCTCCAAGTTGGCCACCAACCCGGCTGCATACAACCGTGCGATGGCTGTGAAGAAGAACATGGAGTACGGGACGGAGGACAGGGGAATGGTTCCAGATTGGTTTGTGGAACCGTTCGGGATCCGTACACCGTGGTCGTACGTGGGGGCACGCATTTATGCGGTGCCTGACATGCCGTTCCTTGACCTGTACCGGTATGACCCGACGAGAACAATGGAGGGTGATCCGTTCTTCGGGATTAATGAGACGTGGAAGAATCTGCTGTGGCAGGGAACTCCTGTCGTGAAGACACCGTTGGAGGCAATCTTTGGGCAGCAGATGGCTACCGGGTATGCGTTCAAGGGTGACTGGCAGCGGATGCCTGCCATATTGGAAAACACTTTAGGTTTGGTTCCCGGGTTGGACAACCTTGGGATTCTCCGTACACGCGACGGGAAGCGTGAGATACAGGACCACATGCTGTATTTTGTAATGAACTCTCTTCCGCAGTTGTCGGTGGCGCGCAGGCTCGTTCCTTCTGAGGAGCGTTACCAGCGGAGACTGTTTGAAACATTGTTCAGCACCATGTTGGGGTTGGGGTTGCAGCGGCAGACGCCGGATGTGAAGGAGCGGTGGCGGAACCGGTTGGAGTACCAGTTGCGTCAGGTGGAACGGAATGAGCCGTCGGGGGGTTTGAAATCGGGCGGCGGGTTCGGCTAGGGTTATCCTAGGATAATCGGGACAAACGAGGCTTTACAGTGATGCTTTATCTATCCAGAACACAGTGGGGTGCGCAGCCACCGAAGGGTGGCGCGTTCACCCAGTTGAACCGGCGACGTGTAACCGGTGTCGTCATTCACCATTCCGGTGTGGAACGCCCACCGCACGGTGTGAACGCTGTGAAGGCGTATGAACGTCACCATCTGTCCAAGGGTTGGGACGGCATCGCATACAATTGGCTGGTGGACGAGACGGGAACAATCTTTGAAGGACGAGGCTGGGACGCACGCGGGGGAGCAACCAAGGGATGGAACTCAAAATCCATCTCCATCTGTTACACGGGTTACGGGTATCGGCAACCTAATGGCAGTGTTCTTAAGTCGTTCCAGACGTTAGTTGACGAGGCGGAGGCCCGTTTCGATAAGCCTCTGTGGGTGACTACGCATCGTCGGAAGAGTGAGACGACGTGCCCGGGTGACTGGTTGGGGGACTGGGTGGAGGGCGGCATGCAGCCGACGTTCAAGCCTGATGCCACTGACTGGGATGGAATCATTCGGTATGTGCAGGATTTGAAGCGGCAGGTGACGGCGAAGCCGTTGCGTCGGGGGGCACGCGGGCAGACGGTGCGTGTCTTGCAGGGCCATTTGAATCATCGCGGCTTTGATGCCGGGGTGGTGGATGGAATCTTTGGTCGCCGCACTAAGGCGGCGGTGGAAAAGTTTCAGGAAACGCAGGGTTTTTTGAAAGTCAACGGGGTGGTGAACGGTGACACGTTCGGTGCCTTGTTCTTACAGTAAGGAAAAATGATGCCAAGAGGTAAAGGGTACGGTCCCACGTTTGAGGAGACGTTCGGGTCGCAGGATGATCAGCCATACAATTCTACGTCTTCGTTCAACATGTGGGACATGTCGAAGAAGGCTAAGAAGGCTGCAGCATATTTGCGGAACACCAATCTGGGGAATGCCGCTGCTGGTGGCCGTCCCTTCGGGAAGTAGGTCACGATGAGGGATGGTTCAACACCGAAGAAGGTTAAGGCCGGACAGGTTTTGGTCACCAGCGTGGCGAGGGGTGACGGGATCGGTCATGTCGGGTCACCGTCGAAGGCTGGTGCCCGCAAGGCTTTGAGGGATTGACGATGGTTGGTAAGAAAAGGCCACGTCGCCCCGGGTACTGATCATGCCTCTCAAGCGGGGTAAGGATCAGGCTACCATCGGACGCAATATCGGCAAGTTGATTTCTGAGGGTTACGCTAGGGATCAGGCGTCGGCTATCGCGTACGATTATTCTAAGCGGTCTAACAAGGGAAAGAAAAAGTGAGCGATATCTTGGAGAGAGCAGCATGGACTTTCGTGCAGGCTTTTTTAGCGGTGTACGTTATTGGTGATCAGACAACCCTTAAGGTTGCTACTATTGGTGGTGCGGCAGCCGCACTGTCAGTGGTCAAGTCGTACGCCAAGGACCGGATTTCAGGTTAGCCATGGATGATACCGACCATGATGCTCAATGGGAGCGTTTCATAAACGAGCAGGGACGTACCGTGGAGAAAGAAGTCTACGATGCTCTGCAAGAGGATGCTCACCTGTTTGACACCACGGACGGTACCCACGCCAAGTGGGCTAACGATGGGATACTTGGTTTACTGCTGGTATTCAATGAGGATGAGGCTGAGATGCTGTTGGCGGCGTTTCACGCCAGCCTTGATGGTGTTGAGGACGCCACGTACGCTTGGGGTGTGTGGATTACGTCGCTGATGGGGATGATCCGTCAGTGCATGAGTGGTGTTCCGGAAGACAATTAGGTTCGTATCCAGTTTTGGATTCCCGGGTGGGCTGCGAGTTCAACCATGAGTTGTTTCCGTATTTTGTCTCGCCGTCGGGCCAGCGACGTTTTCGGTATGCCCAACACGTAACCTAGTTTACGTAGAGAGTTTCCCTGCACCAGTAGTTGTTCAATAATGTATTTGTCTTCGGGTGGTAGCGAATCGACAATGATTCCTACGGCTTCTTTCAACTCTAGGGTGCTGATGATGGAGTCGGCGTTAGTTAATCGCCTGTCACCGGGAGCCATCTGCATTAGGGCTTCGATGTCTGACAATGGTCTGTGAGCCATCTGGGCGTGCCGGTGATGTATGTAGCGGAGTCGCCCTAAGGCTTTAGGGTCGTACGGAAATTCTCTTACGTTGGGCATTGCGCATCCAAGGTAGCCTAATGTTGTGGCTGCTTGGCTGCTGAACTAACCCTTCCAGTCTATCACAGACTTCAAGTGTTCTTCGGCTATTAGCCGGGTTCCTTCCGGATCGTAACCGGAGGGTTCCCCTATCTTCCATGCCCTGTCATGGTTGATCCATCCCAGTATTTGTACGGCACGGAACTCTGGGGCTACTGGTTGAACAACGAACAGGATCAGTTTGTTCCCTAGTTGCCGTTTGCGTACGGCAGCGGAGGTGCTTGTCCGTACACGCCTGACTTCAATGTTGGTACCCACATCGGGGATGTGTTTGTAGTCCTTGTGAACGGATTTGTGCCAGACATGCCCGGACCAGTATTGGTTGACGGCTTTGGCTACTGCTAGTTCACCAACGCATGCGGCGACCTGTGCGGTGCGGTCGTCTTCCATTCGTTTCTTGTCGTAGTGGGGGGCGTCTCGTTTGCCCCAGTTTTCT